CGTCGCTGTATTTCAGTATGACGACGCCGGATCCACCGTTGGCTGATTCACCTAGGCCGGTTGGTTGGCGTCCGCCGCCTCCACCGCCGCCGGTGTTGGCGGTGCCGTTTGTTGCGGAAATTGTGGTGCCGCTGAAATAGGCTCCGTTTCCTCCACCTCCTGTGCCTCCTGCGCCAAAGCCTGCCAGGTTGGCTCCGCCGCCGCCACCACCACCTCGAGTTACTGAACTACCAGTAATTGACGAGGCCGTGCCGTTGCCACCGTTTCCGCCTGACGATGTAACAGCATTTGCTCCGACAGCCGAAGCTCCACCGCCGCCACCACCCGAAAGACTCGTGCCGCTGCCGCCGTTGTTGCCTTGCCCGCTAGTGCCGGTGCCGCCGACGCCGGTTGAGTTTGCGCCGCCGCCACCAGAGCCGCCGTTCAGGCCGTTGATGTTTGTTGTGAATGTTCCGCCACCACCGCCGCCTGTCGATGTGACGGTTGCGAACACGCTGTTGTTACCGCTGGTTCCACGAGTGCCGACGGCTTTGCCGCCAGCGCCTCCGCCGCCGACGGTGACTGTGTATGCGGTTCCAAGCAGGATGTCGACGATCGACGCGGTTTGGTAACCGCCAGCGCCGCCACCGCCGCCACCAGCGCCGCCGTCACCTGATCCGCCGCCGCCTCCGCCAGCGATAACCAGGTATTCAACGGTGATTGTTTGGGGGCTGAATCCTGTTGCTGCTGCTCGAGCGAGAATCATACGGCGGTATTTCCGAACAGCACCCATTCGTCGGTGCCGACTTTGAGCAGGCCTGCGACGGCGTACTGGCCGAACAGTTTGAGTTTGGTGCCCTGGCTTCGGATGGTGACGCCAGCGCCGCCGACGGTGACCTGGCCGGCGCCGCCCTGATACAGGAGGATTTGGGTGCCGGTCGGAAATGCGACGGTGGCGTTCGTCGGGATGGTCAGGGTGATCGACGCCGCGTTGGTCAGGCTGACGACTTTGGCGACGTCGGTGAGGGCCAGCGTGTAGCTGGTGCCTGTTTGAGCGTTGAATACGCCGAAGGCGATGTCGTTGACGCCTTCGGTGATTGAGTTGACGTTGGCAGCCGTCAAGACTTGGCCGTCTGCGTAGGCCTCCGATAGCGGGTAGGTAGCCATTTGTCTCCTAGAGGGTGTTGGTTCCGAGAATACCGAATTCGCTCGAGCCGAGGATGAATGCGGTGCTCAACGGGTAGGCGGTCGTGAATGTGGTGGTCCAGCGGTCGGGTGTGATCGTGTGGCTGACGCCTTGGACGGTGATGCGAAGGCTAAGGCTGGTTCCGGCGGCCATGTCGCGGTTGACGATGATTGGGTCGCCGACATCGAGGGTGAGGCCGGGGACGATGCGGTTTGATGGGCTGGACAAGTCGAGCGTGATGGAGTCGATGCGAAGCCGGACCTGTTTGCGGTAGGCGAGCACCTGCGTGGCGCGGTTCAGGGCGATCGTGTTGGTTTCCATGACCAGGTCGGATCGCTCGTAGGTGCGCGTGAAGTACTCGTCAATCGACGCGGAATCGAACACGGTTTGGGCGGTGCCGCCATGTCGGGTGAATGTCACGACGTTGGATAGTTCGGTTTCGTCAAGGTTGACGTCAAGGTCTTGGTAGGCGATGTTGGTGCCGTCGTCGGAGAATGTGGTGGCGGCCCCAGCCGCTTTGCTGGCCAGGGTGGCGCGGCTGTAGTAGGTGGCTTTGCCGTCTGGTGCCATGAAAAACGCGCCAAGGTCCGAGTTTTCGACGGTTTGGATGGCCTGGAGCGCGGTGCGGAGAGTGCCGGGATCGTTCTGTAGGTCGGTGTCGCCGAGGTCGATGTCGCGGAGTGTGTCGGGCCAGTCGACTTGGTCAAGGATCTGCTCGATGCGGGTGCCGGGAAGATCTTTGTTGGCGGCTCCAGTGACTGTTTCAATGTTGGCGAGGTTCAGTAGCCGGAAGCCATCTTCGGCGGTGACGGTCACGATCGCGTAGTCGACGGATTGATCGGCCCACGTCCAGTCCCAGCTGGTGATGTATCCGGCGAACACGGGGTATTCGGTGGCGGAGTATTCGCCGGTGATGATGAGCTGCCGCATCGGTTTGATTTGGCCGTAATACGGGCTGGACGTGTTTTCCGGGTTCCAGTCGCCGGTGAAGTCAAGGAACTGAATGACGGCTTGGCCGGTGGTGTATTGCTCAAACACGCGGTCACGGCCGTGGGTGACCGAAATGGCTTGAGTGGTCGCGCTGACGTCGGCGAATTGGGCGGTGGCGGTGCCAAGGATGTTGGTGCCGAGGATGCCGTTGATTGCCGATCCGAGCTCAAAGACGGCGCCGAACGACGCGCCCGGTCCGAGCCGGATCAACACTTTGGGCGCAATCGGCAGCGTCATGTGTTCGAGTACACCAACTGCTTGCCGGAACGCTGCGCGTTCACCAGGCCCTTGCGAATCGACTCGACGAGCTCAAGCTCTGTGATGACGGACCCTTGGACGTTGACGTTCACGGCGACAGCGTCCGAGTATCGGCCGACAATCGGCAGGCTGCCACCCTTGCTGGGCGGTGCCACCGTAGGGGGTTTCGGCAGCATCGGGTTGGTGCCGGGGAAGCCGCCGCCGATCGTTTCCGACGGTGTCTGTCCGGCCGGGACCGGGATACCGCTGACCGAGCCGATGAACTGGATCGGAATTTGACGCGGCACGGCCGCCAACTGTTTGAGCAGTTCAGCGTAAGCGAGGTCGTATTGGCCCTTCTCGAGCTGGGCGACGATCTTGACCTGTTCCTCGCTGGTGAGTTGCGCCTGCTTGGCGACGGTCGCCATTTCGCGTACCAGGCTTCGCATGGCGCGTTCGGCTTCAGCTGCGGCTTCGGGTGTGCCTTTGCCGAGCGCCTCGAGCACGGTGGCCTGGTAGGTCTGAAAGGCGTCGGTGAGGCCGTCGACGGCTTCGTCCCGCTCAAATTGGTCAAGGAGTGCGTCAAAGGTGTCGATCAGGCCGTTGGTGTCGTCGTCGAGTTCGCGGATGGCATTGGCAAGGCGGAGGCCGGCGTACCGCATTGTCTGCGCGGCCGTGTAGTTCTTGGCCCAACCCTTCGACATGAGTTCCGAGGCGTCGTACACCTTTTCGGCGTCGTCGTTGTACAGGCCGAAGAAGCCGAGGATCTTGTCGGCGAGGCCAACCTGGAGACGCATTTGAACGTTGTTGTTTTGAAGGCTGTCGGCGAAGTCGTCGGTGGCGCCTGACCCAGCGATGATTTCGCTGGTCAATGGGCCAAGAAGCTCGAGGAGTGGCGTGACGGTGTTGACCAGGTTGGTCATGGCTGGGACGAGGTTCTTGCCGACGGCGAGGGTGACGTCCTCGATCGCGTCCTTGAGTGCGTCCTGGGCGGCGCGCAGATCCTTGGCGCGCTTCACTTCGTCCGGGTCGATGATCTTGGCGTCGGATACGGAGTCGATCGCGGCGCGGAGGGCTGGTGCTCCGCCCTTGATGATTTCGCTCATGTCGGCCCACGATTTGCCAAACACGGCGGTGGCGAGGCGGGTGCGTTCTGCCGAGTCGCCTACGTCGCCGAGCGCGCCCACGGTGCGGATGAATGTTTCGTTGCTGTCGATCAGGCCTTGATCGTTGCGGGCCACCTCGACGCCGAGCGCCTTGAATTCGTCGGAACCTTTGGCCACCGCGATGTTCATCTTGTTGATGGCTTTTTGGACTGTTTCGGATTCGATGCCCAGGTCGCCGGACACCTCGATGAGCGCGGAGGCTTCCTCGACGGCGAGGCCGGTGGCGTTAGCGAATTTGTCGGCGGCTAAGGCGAGGTCTTGGAAGTCGCCGATGGCTTTGACTGCGAATCCGAGGATCGCGGCTCCGGCCGCAGCTGCGAATTGGGCGGCGTTCGCTTTGACGGCGTCAAGCGCAGCTCCGGCGCCAGCCTTGAATTTGCCCATCGCGCCATCAGCTTCGGCGATCTTGGTGCGAAAGTTGCTGAAAGCGTTTTGGGCGTCTTGGAGGCCTTTGGCGTTGAATTCGCTGACTATCGGAATGTTGATTGCCATCAGTACCTCATCTTTAGATCGCGGTTCATTTCGTCCTCGACGCGCTTCATGATCGGTTCCAGTTCACGGGCAACCAGTTCGACCTGGTTGTCGATGTCGCGCCACATGAATCGGGACGGAGGGCCAAGACGGCTGGATAGCGCGCTGGCGAAGTTCGGGCGCCGGAATTGTGGGGCGCGCCTTGAGCTGCTGCCGCCGGCTTTTCCGGCCATGTCGACGATTGCGGTCGGCGCGTCTTTAGTGCCGACTCGGACGACGCTGACGATGTCGTAGAACGGTCGGCCTGGATAGTTGCGTGGTTTGCGTGTGTCGAGTTTGACGGCGACGGGTTTGCGGCGTGACCAGCCGGTGCGGCCGCCGTGGTTCATGCCGGACAGCGGTGCACCTCCAGGTAGGCGGCTGTTGATCGTGTCGGCGACTGGTTTGACGACGTTACGGATGTCTTTGCCGATTTCGCGGCGGAGGGCCGGGTCGAGTTTGTTGAGGTCGCGGAGGGTTTCCTTGAGGCCGGTGACTTCGATGCTCATGGTTGCCTCCGTTCTTGGTCTGATTCGACCAGAAGGCGAACCATTTCGTCAATGATCGTCGGCGGTGTCTCGAGCAGGTCGACCGGGCTGATGCCGGTGCGGATGGCGAGGCTGGCGATCAGGTTGACGGTTGCTGATCCTTTTCCTGGCGTTCTTTTGGGATGAACTGGACATCCTCAAGCGTGTCGATGAACTGCGGCCACACCTTGACGGTGATCTTGGATTTCCGCAGGGCTTCGTAGGCCAGGTATGCCAGTTGTTTGAATTTCGGGTCTTGTAGGAAGGAGGTGATGCTTACGCCTGGGTGGTGGTCCTCCCAGGCGCAAGCCACTCCGTAGGTAATCGGTGCCGTGTGTTCGGCGCCGTCGACCATGACAACTTTCAGATCCATTCCAATCATGTCGGGCTCCTGACTGGATTACGGGTTGGTGATGTCGCGCGCGAAGGTGCCGCCGGTGAAGGTCACGTTCACCATGGACAGTTCGCCGACGCTCGAGGCGATCGGCGTGAACGATGCGAGGAATGCGCCGGTGATCGTGTACTCCGGGTTCGTGGCCGACTCGGTCGTGCCCGACGGCGAGATCACCAAGGTCACGGAGTCGTCGCCAACCACGTCCCACAAGGTCGCCTCGATTTCGCCGGTGCCGTACGAGTTGAACATGGTGAGGGTGACGTCGACGGACTGGAGGCCCTTGGTGTACTTGCGGCCGCTGTCGCCCATTGCGGTGGTTTCGAGCTGGTCGAAGCCGGTGGTGAGGGTGACGGACTGGACCTGGTCCGATACGTCGACGG